CACGCGGTGCTGCTTCTGTTTACTCAAACACACAAGGCTTTGCGACAAACATCTTGGCAAACACAAGCCAGTGGGCAAACCTGATGACACTTAACGACTCAGGTCGTCCAATTTACATGGCTGCACAGCCAAGCAACGCAGGTGGCGCAGTACGTCCAGACTCAATCCGCGGCAACGTGGCAGGTCTTGATCTATACGTCACAGCAAACGTACCGTCAGCAAATGACACTGACAAAGATGACTCAATGCTAATTATCAACCCAAGTGCTTACACATGGTACGAGTCACCAACATACCGCTTACGTGCAGACGTAATCGCGTCAGGTCAAATTGCAGTATCTGTATACGGTTACGGCGCAATTGCTACCAAGATCGGTGCAGGCGCGTTTGGTATCAACAAGACCTGATAACAACCCACTAATCATGCGGCGATTTCTCCCGAGGTCGCCGCAGCAGTCGAAAGGAAACGGACATGCCAGCCATTGTCACAGCTAGTCAGTTGCGCACGGTGCTTGGCGTGTCCGTTAGCCTTTACAGTGACAGTTATCTAGACGAGATCATTAACACCAGCGAGGACGTAATTTTGCCCATGCTAGTTGCCAACGTTTCAGGCGTTCAGGCTTACGAGCTAAAGGACAACGTCGCTACCTTTTCAACAATTCGTGAGCATTATTTTGTAGCAGGTCAATCAGTGATCGTTGCTGGTTTGCCTGCACCATTTACAGCGACACACACAGTCGTAGATGCTGCGCCTTACTACTTTACGGCAGCACTAACAAACGCCGACGTTACAAAGCGACCAATTGTCCCAAATGGCAGTGCAACCTTATCTGGTTACTCCGCTGCGCAGCTTTATGCAAACACACCAGCTATTGAGTCAGCAATCTTGGCTGTCAGCGTTGAGGTATTTCAGTCACGCGTTGCAGCTGGTGGTCAGATCGAGGGCGTTGACTTTACAAGCTCGCCGTACCGTATGGGTCGCAGCTTGACCAACCGCGTCAGCACATTGCTTATGCCTTACCTGGACGCTGAGACAGTGTGCCAATAAATGCCAGCAAACTCAATTGCCGAAACCAGATCAGCCTTAGCGACAGCGTTTAGCGCGCTATCTGCCAACGTTTACCCAAGCGTGCCAGAGTCACCAATACCGCCTGCCATTGTTGTCGTGCCTGACAGTCCTTACATGGAAGTTGTCTTGATCGGCAAATCAAAAACACAGGTCAAACTTAATTTTGCAATCACAGCAATTGTCGCGAGCAACAGCAATGCAGGCTCACTAGACAATTTAGAAAAACTCATAATCGGAATTCTTGCTGCAATGCCAGCAGGATACGTCGTTGGCGTTATTGAAAAGCCGACCGTGTTGGAAGTAGGACAAAGTCCAATGCTGGTGGCAGACATTAACGTTTCGACTTATTACACACAAACTAACTAGGAGACAAAATGCCAACGACAATCATCACTGGTCGCGATTTAGTCGTGACCATTGCAACAGTTAACTACGACGCACAGGCGACCAGCGCAGTGCTTTCTGTGGACTCAACAGTAGAGACATACCAAACACTTGACGGCAAGGCTTACAAGCACATTGACGATCAGTGGACTTTCGACATTTCAATGCTGGCAGACTGGGGCGCGGCTTCATCACTTTGCGAGGCACTATGGACAGCATGCGAGACAGCACCAAACACAGTTTTGGCAGTCTCAATGACAGCAGTCACTGGCGCAGTCTTTGCATTTAACGTCATGCCAGTATTTCCAAACGTCGGCGGTTCAGCACCAGATGCACAGACCGTTGATCTATCATTTGTAGTGGTTGGAACACCAACCGAGACATTTAGCTAAAAACTACTAATCGGGAGACAAAATGAAGCTACCAATTACAATTGAATACAACGACGGCACGCAGGCTACTTTCACAGCTGCGCCGCCTGAGTGGGTTAAGTGGGAAAAGAACACAGGCAACACAATTGGGCAGGCGCAGGAAAAAATGGGTCTAAGTGATCTAATCTTTCTTGCATACCACGCAATGAAACGCGAAGCAGCAGGCAAGCCGATCAAGCCGCTAGAGGTTTGGACGGAGACTATTGCAGACGTGGTTGTCGGTGAGGCAAACCCAAAAGTTACCCAGTCGGAAGCCTCAGCAGAATAGTCTGGGAGGTAGCCTTAGCAACAGGGTTACCACCAGACGCTTTTGTTGAAGCTGAGGACATACTTACAGCAATTGAAATTATGGAGAGGCGCAACAGTGGCAAGTGAGGCGATCACATACGACAAGGCTGAGTTGCGCTCAATCATGCGTGCGTTTAAGGCTATGGACGACGAAGCAATTGCGCAAGCAAAAAGAACGTCAAGCGAATTGGCAGATTATGTCAAAGGCAAAATTGTCACAGCCGCTGGTCGCACAAACCATAAATTAGATGACCGAGTTGCAGCTGGTGCAAGGGTTTCCAAATCCTCAAAAGTTGGCGAGATTAGTTTTGGTTTTGCTGGACAGAAGTTAAGTGGCGGCGGTACAACCCAGCAGCTTTGGGGCGGTGCTGAATTTGGCTCAAACAAAAAAAAGCAATTTCCAATTTGGTCAGGTCGCGAAGGTCGAGGCTCGCGCGGTTGGTTTATCTATCCGACTTTGCGCAGCGCACAACCTGAGATCATAAATCGCTGGGAAGATAGTTTCAGCAAAATAGTTAAGAGGTATGACTAATGGCTGGCAGTCGTACCCTCAAATTATCCATACTTGCAGAGACAAAAGACTTAGTCGACGGCTTAGCAAAAGCCAACAAAAGCACCGAGACATTTGGCGATAAGGCAACAGAGTTTGGCAAGAAGGCTGCACTGGCATTTGCCGTGGCTGGTGCTGCCGCATTGGCATTTGCAGGCGACGCAGTTAAGGCAGCTGCACAAGATCAAGCTGCGCAGGAGAAGTTAGCCGAGACAATTAAGGCAACAACAAACGCGACAGCTGCTCAGGTGGCAGGCGTTGAGGACTACATCACCAAAACGTCAATTGCAATTGGTGTGGCAGACGATCAGCTACGACCAGCATTTAGTCGTCTCGTACGAAGCACGCAAGACGTTGAGGAAGCACAGCGACTACTTAACCTGGCACTTGACCTTAGCGTTGCAACAGGCAAGCCAGTCGAGACGATTAGCAATGCGCTAGGCAAGGCATACGACGGCAACACAACCGCATTGGCACGTCTTGGTCTAGGACTTGACGCAAACCTTATTAAGTCAAAAGACAACGAAGCAATTATTACCTCGCTGGAGACTACTTACGGCAGGTTTGCCGAGGGTGCAGCTGAGACAGCAGCGGTTAAATTTGAGCGCATACGGATTGCAACAGACGAGGCAAAAGAGTCAATTGGTGCTGCGCTGTTGCCTATCGTTGAGGAATTAGCAGACTTTATTTTGACAACAGCCGTGCCAAATTTAGAGACGTTTATTAACGCGTTGACGGGTAAGGGCAGCTTGCAAGAGGCAACAGACGACGGCACAGCTGGTGCGTATAAGTTTGGCGAGCAAGTCAAAAAGGTATTAAAAACGATCGTCGATCTTAAAGACGAGCTAATAATTGTCGGTGGTGTCATTGCTGGTTTGTTTGTTGTCTCAAAAATAAGCGCGGCGGTCTTAGCTACAATTGCCATAATAAATACTCTAATTAAGGCATACAACGCATTGAAAGCGTCAGCCATTGTGGCAGGCATTGCAACAGCCTTTGCCTTAAACCCTTTGCTAGGCGTTGGCGCGGTTGCCTTAGCCGCGTCGGTTTTAGCAGGGGCAAACGCGTTAATTGGTAGATCAGACGTGGCAGGAATAGAAGCACCGTCTACTGGGTCTATACCGTTTGCGTCAGGCTTTGCACCAGCAGCAGGTGGCAAGGTTGTTGTGCCAGTCGTACCAGTTGTGCCAAAGGTTACAGGTGCAGCAGGGGGCGTTGCGGCAGCAACTAGTGTTGCAGCTGGTGCAGCAGCAGCCAGTAACGTGGTTGCAGGCTCATTTAACGCTGGCAGTTTTAGAGCTGCTGAGGCAGCGAGCATGGGCACGACAATCAACCTCAGCGTCACAGGTGCATTTGATAAAGAGGGTACAGCTCGCACAATTGTTGACACATTGAATAACAGCTTCTATCGCGGTACAGGTGGCGCAAGTAACCTGCAAATAGCATGACGCAGTGGTCGCCAATTTGGCTGGTAGAGCTTGACGGTGTTGAGTACACAGACGCCGTCTTGGCTAACCTGACAATACGCACAGGTCGCACAAACATTTATGAACAGGCACAGGCAGGCTACGTCAATTTAGAGTTGCTGGACGTCAATCAAACGGCAATACCTGTCAGCATTAACAGCACAATAGGTGTTTCAGTTAAGGACACGGCAGGTGTTTATGTGCCAATCTTTGGCGGCAACGTCGTAGACATTGGGTTAGAGGTGCGCGACGTAGGCAGCACCATGTTTACCCAGACTTATAGCATTACAGCACTTGGCGCATTATCTCGTTTGCCTAAGTTTATTTTTACAGACGCATTGCCACGCGACTTTGACGGTGATCAGATTTTTGACGTGTTGTCACAAATTCTATTTTCAAGCTGGGCGCAAGTACCTGGTGCATTAACCTGGGCAACCTACGACCCGACAGAGACGTGGGCAAACGCAGGCAATACTGGACTTGGTGAAATTGACCGCCCAGGTAATTATGACCTTGCAGCTCGTGGTGGTGCGTTGGACCCTATCGACGCATACAGCCTTGTATCGGCATTGGCGACCTCTGGTCTTGGCTACATTTACGAGGACGCACAAGGACGCATTGGCTATGCCGACAGCACCCACCGCACGACTTACCTAGCAGCAAATGGCTACGTTGATCTTGACGCCAACCATGCAAGGGCGGCAGGTTTACGCATTGACACACGCGTTGGCGACGTACGCAATGCCATAACAATCAAGTACGGTGCAAACTCAACAAGTGACGTGTCAGCTAGTGATGCAACCTCAATTGCCACATACGGCAACCTTGCCCAGATTATTACAACAACCCTGCATGACTCAGCAGACGCAAACTCACAAGCTGCCTTTTACTTAGAATTGCGCGCCAATCCTGAGCCTATTTTTAGTGCAATTACATTTGACCTGACAAACCCAGAAATAGACAACTCAGATCGCGACAACCTGCTCAATTGCTTTATGGGTGAGGCGATAGCACTCAACAATTTGCCACTTAACATGAGCAGTGGCACGTTTCAAGGCTTTGTTGAAGGCTGGTCTTTTCAGGCGTCCTACAACCGTTTGTCTATAACCTTGCTGTTGTCACCATTGGCATACAGCTTGCAGGCAATGCGCTATAACGACGTACCAATTACGGAGACATACAACAGCGTGTCGCCGACCCTAGAATGGCAGTATGCGACAATAGTCGCTTAGACAAGGAGACAAAGTGGCAAATCCAACAACGAACTATGGTTTTGTGTTACCGACAAGCACTGATCTAGTCACCGACTTACCAGCTGACTTTGACGTTGCATTGCAAGGCGTTGACACACGCCTGAAGGCATTACAACCAGGCACGACGCTTGGCGATCTTGCTTATTCATCAGCAACTGCAAACACAAACACACGTTTGCCAATTGGCACATCAGGACAGGTTTTAGCGGTTTCAGGCGGCGTACCTGCATGGACAACATCTTCAAGCGGTTCAATGACCTTGTTAAGCACAACCGCACTTTCAGGTTCCTCAATTACATTTTCATCTATCAGCCAGAGTTATCGTGATCTAAGAATTGAAATAAAAGACCCAACTTTTAGCACTAACAACTCAGCAATTAGACTTCGAGTTAATAGCGATACTGGAACAAATTATGGAATGTTTTTAGCAACTTCAGAAGTAGGCATTGCTAATAGTTATTCTGGTTTTGAGAGTTTGACAAGTTTTGATGTGACTCGTTCGTACGACATGCAAAACACAAGTGTTGATGCTTCTTTTCTGTATAATCTTTACGATTACAAAGACACTACTTCAATTCGCTTGGGTGACTCTATTGCAAGTTTCCAAAAAGGTTACAGCACGGCAGGAAACAGAATTCTTACAAGTGGGCAACTATTTTACAATAACGTGGGCACTACAATTTCATCCATAACCATTGCAATGTCGGCTGGCACATTTTCAACTGGAACTGCCTACTTATACGGAGTGAACTAATGACAACAATCAAGATTGTAAATACTGAAACAGGCGAAGAAACCGAGCGCGAAATGAACGCCAACGAATTGGCGCAACAAGCAATTGACCAAGCAGAAGTCGAAGCAACAAAAGCAACGCAAGCCGCAAAAGCAACCGAAAAGGCTGCATTGCTTGCGAAACTGGGAATTACTGACGACGAAGCGAAATTGCTACTTTCGTGAGTTACCCTGACGGCACAAATGCCAGGTTGATCGAAGTCTCAGCAGCTGAGGTTGGCACGATCGAGGAAGGCGACAACCTTACGAAGTACGGCAAATTTACAAAGGCAGACGGTTTGCCGTGGTGCGG